GTAAGTTAGCAATATCTTGATATGGAGTATCCTCATAGAACATACGTAATGCTTCGCGTTTCCATGCTTTTAACTCTGAGAATTTAGACATACTTAATTTTGCTCCTGTTGTTTAACACGTTCTTTAGCACGACGTAGTGCATCTGTCTTACGACGTTTAGCTTTATCTGCTTCTAGTTTCTGTTCTGGTGTCCGATGGTCAGGATACATCAACCCTGTACCACTTCGAGCGATACGGTTGGGAAGTATATGACTTCTTAACTCCATGTATCATTGAAGATATTGCATTTGTGCATTATGTGGTGGCTGTAAACACAGGTAAACCTCTAGGTAACGCATTAGCAGGTCGCTTGGAGAAGGTAGGTACTAGCTTTGTTATGGGTCACCAACAGACTTTTGCTTACCATGAACGCTCCCTACAACTTACAGGTGCTATGCAGATGGCTTTAGTGATTGGTGCTTGCTATGATCATGATGAACCCTACAAAGGTGTACAAGGTAATCATCACTTCCGAGGTTGTGTTATGCTATACGAAGTTCAAGCTGGGTATGCTATGCACAAGAAAATTACGTTACGTCACATGAAGGATGTCTACGAGGATTCAGTATGAAGATAGGTATTTGTGGACTCGCAGGAAGCGGCAAGGATACAGCAGCCCTTATATTACGTCGTGTTCTGTACGAACAAGGTAAGTCATTTGAGATTGATCGTTATGCTGCATTACTCAAGAAGTGTGCACAATTAGCTTTTGGGGATACCTTCGATGATCGGGATGTTAAAGAGGAATTGATATTCGTAACCCCTGATCTAGCTGATCGTATGATTGATGCTACTGATTACTGTCAATTAGAACTGGGATTATCCCCTGATGAGTTTGAAATCTGGAATGATTTATGTATTAAGCACCTAGATTCATTAACTTGGGTATCACCTAGACTGTTTCAACAGTTACTTGGTACTGAGGTAGGTCGTACATTTAAGCCTAGTATCTGGGTAGACTACCTACAGAACAAAGATAAGGATTTGATTGTACCTGATGTACGCTTCAGTAATGAAACTACAGATGTAACTATCCTAATCACTCGACATCCTGTACCACAAGGTGTACTGCACTCCTCAGAGTTGTATGCTGCTGAGCTACAGCTTATTGAGAATCCTTATGATTATGTAGATTACGTAATTCATAATGAGGGTACTACTGCGGAACTCGAAACTAAACTACGATTCTTAGCAACAACACTAAAATTTAAATAGGAGCTACAATGTCTGACCTGTACGAACGTCAACTTGCACTTGAAGAAACTTATTCAACAGATAGTATCATACGTAGTCAGAAGCAAGTCCTAGATGCGTTTGCACAAGGTCGGGCATCTGATATGGGATCAGGTCGTATCTTAATTGCTAAGGCATTTGAAGCTGCATTACCTCCTTACATTGAGCGTATCAATGCAAAGGATCGTGGGTTAAGTGGTAAGTACTTAAAGTTACTACGTGACCTAGACCCTGAGGTAGTTGTAATGGCAGCCCTACGAGTTGTTATCAATGATTGTGCAGCACCTACAGTATCAGTTATGCAAGCAGTGATGCGTCAGATTGGTAAATCTATTGAATCTGAGAGTATGATTGCTGCTATCATGAAGCTAAGCCCTGCTTATGGTAACAAGACTATCCAGTACTTAGACTCCGCAGGTACAACTTCAGTATCCCATCGTTACCGTACACTCCTAGCAGGTGCTAACAACATCGGCTTAGGTTGGGAAGCATGGCATCAAGAAGAACGTATTGGCGTAGCTAAGGTAGTTCTTAATGTACTGTATGAGTACACAGGGTTATTTAAATGGGTACAGCATGTAAATGATATGTACATAATTCGCCCTACAGATGTTCTTGAGAAGTACCTAAGTGAGGCAGTTGATTCTGCTAAAGCAGGTATCTTGTTACCTCCTATGTTAGTTCCACCTACAGACTGGGAAGGTCAGTTCGATGGAGGTTATCTTACAGAGTGGTGTCGTTCTTTATCCCCTATGTGTGGTGTTAAGACACATACCAGAGAACAGCGTCAGTGGATGTACAAGCAGCTTAGTAGTCCTGAGGCTACACCAGTACGTAGTGCTATGAATAAAGCTCAAGGAACGCCTTACAGAGTGAATACCGAGGTACTTCAAGTACTACGTGAGGCAGTTGCTATGCGAGTAGGTATTTTAGGTCTACCTAGTACCGCACCTGCAAAGAAACCAGACTTCCCATTCCCTGAGGGTTGGTTGAAGGATGATGCTACTACACAAGAGATGGATCAATTTAATCTATGGAAGCGTTTAATGGCTGACTGGTACACGGCAGAGGCTAAGCGTGTTGGACGTAAAGCAGGTATCTTATCTAAGATTACTGAGTTAGCTAAGTTCAAAGATGAAGCCCGTTTGTACTTCCCTACATTCATTGATTGGCGGGGTCGTATGTACTTCCGTAGTACTATTCACCCACAACTTAACGATGCAGTTAAAGGGTGCTTAGAGTTCTCAGAAGGTAAGCCTTTAGGTGAAGTAGGGCTACATTGGTTGAAAGTACACGTAGCTAATTCATGTGGTTATGACAAACATGATGATGCTATTAAAGCTAAATGGACTGAAGATAACTGGGAGTTAATCCGTGATTTTATCAATAACCCCTTGGACGTTGACGCGCCTGAACCCGACACTGCATTCACATTATTACAAGCAGGGTTGGCATTGCAAGCTGCGTTGTCTATGGATAACCCAGAAGAATACATCTGCTACGTACCAGTTGCTATGGACGCAACATGCTCTGGGCTTCAACACTTATCAGCTCTAACTAGGGATGAAGTAGGTGGTACATACACAAACCTAGTTGACTCTATTACAGATCAGAAGGCTGACATTTATACCCAAGTAGGTTCTATGGCAGATACCTTAAAGAATAACTTCACAGATGATGTAGTTATTCAGGATTACTGGAAGGATAAACCTGTATCCCGCAAGATGTCCAAGCCCCCAGTAATGACCTACGTATACGGTAGTACACTATTAAGTACTATGGATACTATCCAAACGGATATGACAGAGGCAGGTTTAGACGTTATTAGAGATGACGATGGTAATATCTTATACAGTATCCAATCCCTAGCTGTTCCTATTGCTAAGGCACTACGTTATGGCGTAGAAAATACAGTACCACGTTGTGCTAACTTAATGGCGTACTTGCAGAAAATTACTCGTAAATACAAAGAGCAACACCTACAATGGATTACCCCAGTAGGTGTGCCTGTAGTTAACTGGTCAGAGGGTCGAGTAACTAAACGTGTGTGGATTAAGAGTATGGGCGTAGCTGCTATCCTTGTATCTTACAATGATGGTAAATACAATGTACGTAAAGCTACTAATGGTGTTGTACCTAACTTCGTGCATTCACTAGATGCAGCCCACTTATGTATGACTATCAATGAGTTCGGTGGGCAGGTAGTACCTATCCATGATTCATTTGGTACACACCCATGCGATGTACCAGAGATGCACAAAGCACTACGTAGTACATTCGTAGAGTTATACAGTAACTACAGTATTGAAGACTTACTACAATTCAATAATATAGACACTGAAGAATACCCAGTACCAGAACAAGGTAAGTTAGACATTCAATCAGTACACACATCCCGTTTCATGTTTTGTTAAGGAGTACATTATGTATTTAATTATTGTAGTATTATTTGGTTTATTAGCTTATGTTTCTTTTGTAGCTTATGCTAAGGAGTTCCGTGTAGTGCGTCAGTACTACATCATTGGATTTACATTCTGGAAAACTCTAAGTAAGTCAGATTTCAAAGAGTTAGCTAAGGGTGCTCACAAGAGTCCAGTATCCCTACGTAGTCTATATCAAGGAGGTTATGACATCATCTTCTACCCTATTGTAGGTGTAGTTATTGGGTTAGGTACAATCATCCGTAATAGCCATAAAGCTGCATTACAGCATACACAAACTTAATAGAACAACACGTACTAGGTAGGAGAAAAGCATGGGTCAAGTACTCACTAAGGGTGATATTAAAGTACCAGTATTTACAGTAGAGCAGCTAGAGTATCTTAATAGAACCTATCCTGAAGATACATCCTATAATGATAATCCTAATAAGTTATATATGAACTTAGGTGCTCGTAATGTAATTAAGCATATAGAACTACAGATCGAACGGTCTAAAGGTAAGAGAGGTTAATTATGGGATTCTTTAAAGGTCTATTGAAAGGTATCGGCAGTGCATTAGGTGTGTACACTGATGACTCAGCACAACGTCGAGCTAACAAAGATATGCAAGCAGAGCGAGAGCGCTTACAGAACATCGAACAACAGAATTTAATTCTACAGAATGCTAACGAACATGAACAGGTCACTACCTTTGCTGATTCAGAGTTAGGTATTGTAGATGACACAGCAGCAGCATCTAGGCGTAAGAAACAAGCCACGGGTGGAGCTACATCAGGTTTAGGTTTACAAGTATAGGAGATGAATATGCAGTCAAAGGATAATGTCTTAGCTGCACTATTCAAAGAGTACGGAGATAGTTCGTTATTAGAGCGTTTAGAGTTATACGCCCTATGGACTATCTCATCTGTATTCCCTAGTGCTGAGAACCGTAGAGATAAAGGTAACGCTTTAATTGAGCATGACTACCAGAGTGTAGGTGCTTTATTAGTAAACCGACTAGCTTCCAAATTAGCTAGAACACTATTCCCCGTAGGTACTTCATTCTTTAAGATTGAAATTACAGAACAGACCAAAGCAAAGATTGCTGAAGTTTTCAAACAGGATATGAAATCGAATGACACCTCCCTAATTAATTTAGAGAATGCTGCATGTCGTAGACTATTCCTAAAAGCATCTTATGCTCAGCTAGTACAAGCTCTTAGATTACTTATCGTTACTGGCGAGTGCTTACTGCATCGTGCAAGTGGTAGAGTAAGCGTGTACTCCTTACGCAATTACGTTGTGCAAAGAAACAACGTGGGGGAAGTACAGCGTATTATTCTCAAAGAACCTAAAAAGTACTTTGAATTAGAACAGAAGTACAAGACACTTGTTGGTGAGCGTGATGAAGACGCTACATTAGATTTGTATACTCAAGTACTACGTGTTGCTAAGAACGTCGGTGGTAAGACTTTAATATCTTGGGAAGTTACTCAAGAGATTGATGGTTTTAGTATTGATGGCAAAGCAGTATACCGTGAGAATCTATGCCCATACATTCCTGTAACATGGAGTTTTATGAATGGTGATGCTTATGGTCGTGGCTACGTTGAGGAGTACGCAG